AACGACGAGGTTCACTTCCGGGGGCGTGGAAGGAAGGTTCGGGATGTGGTTCGGCAGATGGACATTCTGCGTGAGCTTGAGAGTGCCCTGGGGCCAACCTTCAGGGTTTCAATGGTCTCCGTTGACATGGGCACTGTTCGGGGGTTTGGCTTCCGCGCAGACTACTTTCCGATGGACTACATGCCTCCCCTGGATTAAAACAAATTCAACACACAACATCCACTCCTAAACGTAATGGAGACCCCTCGGCCCATTCTTCTTGTGGAGGATCTCACGGAACATCCGTGGCCTGAAGTCGACTGGGATGGGTTCAGGTCATATGCGCTTGATTGGACTATCGATTTGTACCGACAACTCCAGCTGCGTCTGTTTATGAAGTATGGTATTCGGAGATCGGACGACGACTACGACGATCCCGATCCATATGCAAAATACTATGTCTTTTATTGTTACTCACTTTAGTGCGCGGACGCTGAGGATGTACAGGAACAATGTGTTCACGACCGCCAGTATCAGCATAGGCGCAGAGCGAAGAAGCATAACAAACCCACGCTTGGGTGAGACCGAGATGGCATACAGTTCAAGCAGGAGTACAAGTCCGGCGGAGACTGCAGCCAGCCAAAAGAGCACATAATACCAGGTCTCAATCGTGTCGTTTGATATTTTTTTCGTCAGCTCGGGTTCAGTCGCCATTTACTTATGTCTGCGACGAGTTTTCCGCGAGCGACGGGTTTTACGAGCCCCGAGGTCCCTTGTGGACCGTGTCCTCCGCATTCTACGAGTACGGCGACGACCGCCTGAGCCCTCCTTATCAAAGATCTCGTGAAGAGATGCAAGCTGTTGCTCTCTTGTCATAACTGCGTCTTCATCGTCTCCGGGTTCTGAGTAGATTGCAATGTTTTCTAGTACTTCCCGCACACGGTCGACAAATTCAGGAATATCCTTCTTTTTCCGACTCACTCGGTCCACGCGTGCTGCAAGGTCATTATCTCCCAAGTTAACTGCAAGCCTGTGTGCCTCCACAAACAAGGTTGCTGGCACAGGAGGGTTCAACTTGGCCAGCAGCTTTTCAGGGATCGTTACCCGCTTATCGGTCGCTTCACGCAAGACCATGAACTGATGCGTGACCTGCGGATACTGATAGTTCAGCTCAAGTAGAGTGTGGTATCCCCAACCAGTATACGTAGCTTTCGCATCACCCGTCAAGGGATACAGGTAAATAAAGTTTGCCATGTCCTTATCGGCATCCACGAGAAGTTCATGGTGTAGAGCTCGTCCAATACCCCTGTGTTCATCCGACTTTATGCGGATTACACTGATTTCCGACAAGTAGACGTAGGTGCGCCCAAACCGTCTCCGAGTCTCTGCCAACAACCACCCTACAATCGTTCCGTTGGCTTTCTGCGCAACATAATGCCGAATGTGACGAACAGATTTGTGACTCTTGTCACAACCATGAATCCACGGCAGAACCCGGGAATCAAACGGCTTCGGATCACCGGCTTGTTGACTATCTGCGAGCGCAGCCAAGGCCGTGATTGCCGCCAATTGTGTCGCACAGTCGTATCGCGTTACTTTATATGCTGCAGGCGGGACCGCTGCTGCCATTACTTACGGCTGCGACGAGTTTTGCGCGCGCGACGTTTAGACTTCTTGGTGCGACGGCGGCGCCGACCCCTACCCGTGAGGTGAGCTGTTGACGCCTCCCTCAACAGATCGTCGGCATCAGTTTGAGCGGATCTGTACGGTCTTGCATTCGGGTTCATTTCCTGCAGATGAGCCGTTGTCGCCTGCCTCAGCAGAATGTCATCCTCACTTGGAGCGGGTCTGTACGGACTTGCATTCGGGTTCATCCCCTGCAGGTGAGCCGTTGTCGCCTCCCTCAGCAGATCGTCAGCCTCAGTTTGAGCGGATCTATACGGACTTGCGTTCGGGTTCATCTTTACTTAGTGCTGCGACGAGTTTTGCGGCTCCGGCGTCAGCCATTATTACACGCTCCGAATAAACTCCCAGTGGAGGTAAGAACAGATCTTCTCCCAGATTGAATCGTGGGCGATCAGCCGGTCACGGGACTTCAACAGAGGAAAGAACACCTTGTACTCATCCAAGTCCAGCAGCTCAAAGAACTTATACAAGATATACGAATACGACAGGAAGTTCGTGCGATCGTTGGGACAGTACAACAGGAACGGTGCCTGGATCTCCTGAAACATGGCTCGGACCTTTTCCTCTATTTCAGGGGTGATGGTCGGAGGAGGATTTCCATTCAGTCGGCTTAGAATGTGGGCACGGTGCTCGTAGTACTTGGACCGGCCTAGCTTCTTTAAGATCTGACGGGTGTCTTCTTCGGAGAGATCCGCAATATTGTCAATCCGGCGCTTTCGGATCTCCAAAATGACCTCGTTCATCACCTCTTCGGGAATGATGGTGCTCTCCTTCGCCTGAAACTGGTTGAGGATCTCGTTGAGGTGGTTGATCTTCTTGTAGGCGTAATTGTTCCGCTCCTTGGGTGGATCACGGAAGCTAGGAAAGTCCGAGACCACCAACGCATACTCCTCGGATCCGCATGAGGGGCAGACCAAAATACCTTCCGAACTAATCTCTTCCCGAGCCACATTGCAAGCCCCGCAATGTTCAGTGAGCAACTGAGTTGCATCGGGGCCATTGCTCAGCTTCATACGGGAAACATACTCGTCAAAGATCTGCTTCTTGGACAATCCGGTGTCTGCAGGGGTCGTATTCGCGACAAAGAATTTCAGGAATGTATTTGCCTCCTTGGGTGGAGGTGCTACGTGCGGCACCGTTGGGGCCTCCTTTCCGTAATAGTCAAGCAAGATGTCCATATTTTTCATGTAATACTCCTCCACCGGGTTACTTCGCATGAGTTCCTGGTCTATCTCGCGAATCTGAGAATCCACCTGCGAACACTTGACAATTTCTGTCAGCTCCGTAGACGTGCTCAACCGTTCACGTTGACTTCGAAGTTCAGCCAACTTGGATTGAAGATCCGCCTGCTTTCCATCCAAATCACGTAACGACTGCACCTGCTCTTGATGAACCGAGTCCAGCGTTCCCATTGACGATCCGGTCGCCACTGGATCTCTCGTCTTGCGGATTCTGAACACGTCCATTTGTAAACTCTTCAGTTTGCTTCCTGAAGACCGAATTCGTAAACATGCAAGGACGCTGTCTCTTCAATCCCAACAATGTCTTTTCATATGGCAGTCCATATTTCTCAACGATATACGTCAGAGCCAAGAATGCCGAGCGATTGATTCCGCATTGGCAATGAACGAAGACGGTCCCATCGCTTTCACGCAAAAAAGCAGACAGCGCATCTTCAAACAGCGGATACCACTTGAGAATGTTTGCGTCCTGCGAGTCAATTGCATTCAAGCATATATAGCGGTCAGGATAGGCATTTTGAAACCAAGCAGGAGAATGGTCAGGAAACGCACAGTTGATGACATGAGTAATTTTGTAGGTACGCAAAAAAGAAGGTGTCAGCATTTCCCCGGCACCGACTAGAATGCGGGGATAAAACCATGCCGGTCGCTCGTACATGTAGCGCGGACGAAGCATGTTACTGTAAGGCGAGATCCGTTTAATCAACACGCGGGCGCGGCGGGAGACCCTTCGTATATGCTTGACTACAGATCTTCATGATCCGATCACCAATTTCATCGTACCGCTCAGTTGTTGCAGGGTGAAACCGGATCGTATTGTAGTCCACAAGCAGCCTGTAGATCTTGTCGTCTAGATCGTATGTGATCGTAGGTGTAGATGAAACCTCCTTGGCGATGCACGTAGTTCGTTCAGCGATTGCCTCCATGCCTTTTCGGAGCAAAGAACCCGGCAAGATCCATTTTACCACGACGTCTCCTTCTCAAGTCGCCTCTCCTCAAGCGCATCAGATGTCATTGGAAGTTCGGGTACAAACTCTAGATACACATTGAGATTGGACCCGTTGATCGCATAGGTTGACACGATCTTCTTTCCACAGGCCACTGCAAGACGCTCAAGCACATCATATTCGTTAATGATGTCCTCTACATTGTAGGTGAGAGCACCGTAGCTCTGCATGATGTGTAGCTGATGCAGCAGAAAGCGCGAGGAGCGCCTGTCGTAGACTGCCTCCCAAAACCGCTGCTTGAGATTGGATGCGCGAGCAGCGGCCATGAGAGTTTCCAGCAGATGCGTTGCATACTTGCGGTCGTTTTCCTTACGAACCTCGGCTGCGCGGAGAATGTCATCAATATCCGTGGAGCAAAGAATAGTGGTCTCAAACATCCTTGTAGTGTATTCGGCTTGTTTCTGTATATTCTTTCCGTTTTAGTCACTAACCAAGAAAACTAAGCAGGAAGACGTTGAGCAGGTGGGAAAGGACAACCGCTGCACCGCCAAGAACACCCGCGCCCTGCCAGGACACAACGCCTCCCGACGTGTATGCATTCGGAATGTAGCGAAGAAGAAGATCACGGGGGGCGGACAGCGAGAGAATGACCGTGGCAATAAAGAAGGAGATATACATGGTCAGGTTGGCCCACATCATGCGCATCATGGGGAGCGAAGGCTTGAAGGAAGGCGCCATCTGCGTGCGCTGAATGTGATCAGAACCGGAGACACCCATCATAGGCGGCATAGACTGCGGAAGTCCAGGCGAGGGGAGAAGAGCATCAAGCGACGTTTGATCCTCCATTGTTTATGAAGGAGACGGGATTTCGCAGGTGGCATCTTCCACGCGATACTTATAGCACTTTCCATCCACCTTGACTGTCTTGGTGTTGACATCTTGCAGAGGCACCCCAAGGACCCGGCGAGTGTCGTAATTACGGTGAAACAGCAAGGCTGAGATGCCAAGTCCAATAACAAAGGAAAAGAATGGACTTGCTCGCTCAATGGCTTTGGTGAAGTCAAGCATTACTTCTTAGTGAGACTTGCGAGTAGGTTGAACGAGTCTGCCTCTTCTCCGCATGGAACCTCAATTGCGTGTGTGCGAACACAGCCAGTATCCGTGTGAAAGATCCCCGTGTCATATGGAGACGGCACTGAGACCTGAGTACGTGTGGGAGGAACAAGGACGCAGGCAATAAGCATGCCGACAATAGCCCCTGCCGCAATCCAAACGAGCTGAAACATTATACAGATGTCACATTATTCCCCATTTGGTTGAACACTGCAACGGCAATCGGAGTTGTCACCAGCCCGGAATACGGGATAAGAATTGCCAACAGCGTCAATGCATAGGCAGTCCGCGTATGCCCACCCAGCATCATCACTCGCCAGGCAACCGCAATACTGAAGACATAAAGCGCAACCCCGATGGCATATCCAGCCATAGAGAATGCACTCAACATGGTCCCTGATGCAGTTGGCAGTGCGGGAAGAGACACGACCGGCGGTGTTCCGATCTTTGCCGTTTGTCCATCCGGAACAGCAACTGTTCGCTGAACACCCGTTTCTCGGTCCGTGAAGGTCACGGTGAGCCGACGACCCGTGACGATGTTGGTCGAGGACTGCTGTTCTGTTATCTTTCTCTGCAACGCCACTGTCTCCAACTGATTTGTCTGGAACGCAATGCACTTTGTGTCCGATGTGTTTCCACATACTGTCGCTGCTTGAAGGGCAATGTCCGCCTTGTCCGAATCTGTCAATGTCACAGATGTGTTTGTTCCAAAAATATCCACGTACGGCACAAGACTATTGTCTGCAACCGTCTCCAAGTATCCGCTTGACGCTTTTTCCTGAATACTTTTGGTAATATCGGTTGCTGACCGTTCGTCGCCCCATGTGGCAGAGTTGATCACAATGGTCATTGTTAGTTAGCAAACACGAAATTCGCAAGACCGGAGACGATCCGTAGAAAGTTGACAGACTCTACGTACACACCAAGGTTGTAGGTGTAGGCAAAGATCGCATTCTCTCCGTTTGTATTGACCACCACCGAAGTGACATTCGGGTACAGCGGAAGTCCCGTGACGGGATCACGAAGCGCACACTGAGCCGCCGTAATGTAGACGGGAGTGGGCGTATTCACGGTTTCTGTGATTGCAAACCGAGTTTCCTGAGACGCCAGTGCCGCTGCCGTCACAAGCGGCTGCTGAAGTGTCAGTCGCAGAACAACCTTGTTGAACAAGCTTCCGTTAATGGCTCCACTTGGTTGATACAGATCGTTGTTGAGGGCAAACGAATACATGTAGACACCGGGAATTTGAGGGGCATTGCCGGTTGTGTGCTTGTACATTTGAAGAAGCGAAAAGTAGGGTGTGGGTTTCACAGAAAACCGCTCCTTGCCGTCCAGCAAGAGCTGTCCATTCGTGATTGGATCACGAGGATACACGGACGTCCCCTGCTGCTGTCCGCTTGAGTACAAGAACGTCTGCGTCTCTGTGGAGTTTGTTGTCGTGGAATAGACATCGTTGGCTGTGCCATTCGTTGTGAACGGGGCACGATTTGGGTTGTCCCAGTTCGTATAGTTGTCCCAGTCGTTTGACAGTATCTTGTCTGACCTCTGTGCGGTCCACACAACGCGCGTGATCAGATTAAAGAATGGAATGAGAATATCCGAGTTGCCGCCGTATTGTCCAGGATTGTTGGTGTATGTCACGGTCTTGACCAAGAACGTCTGATCCGCACTCGCCAGTTGAGCCATCTCCATCTCCGTCAGGTAAATGAAGTTCCCTTCCAGGTAGGGATCGGGGAAAAATGTCGTCTGAGCAGGGTTAGACTGAGCACCCGATAGAGTAGGTGGGCTTAAGAACCGCCCAATGGCATAGTCGGGTGCGTTGGGCCGAATACGAGTACCATAGGTAGACGATTTCGGATCCACATCAATTACGGTATACAGCTGGTTCAAAGGCCGATAGGTGACGTTGATAAAGACGTCGGAGTTCTGCATGGACACCAAGGGAAGGGCCATACCGGGGTTCTCGCAGAACCAAAAGTGGAGCGGAATGACCAACTGACGAGACCGAATGGATGGCTCGGGTGTCTGTGTATTCGGAACCCCTCCAGGCAGATTCAGAGGTCGCACAGCATGAGGATATTGACCCATCCGATCATACGCATTCGCCGGATCATTGAGCTCAGGAAGGTTGCCGACCATTTGGTCCACCAGTTTGCGCTTGTTGGGATCGTGGGTGAGGTATGAGTAGAATTTCAGCCATTCACCTGTCAGTCTCTGAAGAACCTGACCGTTGGCAGTGATCTCCACATGATCAATCAGATTGTAGCCGATATTGTCAACCCACTGAAACTCATAGCCAATGGAGTTGGACCGTGTGTCGTATCCTGCAGGTGGTGCCGAGGCTCCGAGGTAGGAGAGATGAGACCAAATATCAGGAAGAGTCACCGACAGGTACGTGTCGTGAAGAAGCTGGGCATACCGATCAATTCGGCAGGGGATTGTTCGTGTTGTTGCTTGGTCAAAACTCAGGTTGGAACTGGTGAAGGTCATACGGATTGACTCCATGGCAAAGTTCGTGTGACGCCGATAGACGGCCCGAAAATGTGTCATAGATGGGCTTCCATTCACAAGCTCATTCTGTGCTCCAATGGCAACCAGCTGGAGGAGACCACCCGGCATATTGTGTTACTAATGAGATTAGACTAAATAGGTCGTAGTCGCAGTATTGGCTGGAACACAGCACGAAGACGTGTAGGTTGTTCCTAGCGTCGCGGGACCTACTGTGTTCACGCCAACAGCCGCGACAAACCGAGTGTACTGCTGAGACTTGTTTCCAAGAATGCCGATGTACTGCGTGTTCGTTCTGCGCTTCTGCGGTGGCGGGGCCACGGCCAGTGATTTGGCAATGATCTGGCGCTTCAGTTGCGTCACGTAATCTTGTACGTTGTTGACTTGCATAGTCCTTGTATATCAATGAGAAAACACGCAGATCGCTACATTGCTAAACGGATGCGGTTGTTGTTCGTGTCAGCCACGACGATGTTCCCGTCTGAAAGCACGGCGACTCCTTGTGGGAAATAAAAGCTCGCGGCTGCGCCTGTGCCGTCGGCGAATGCTCTCGCGTTACCCGCAATAGTCGTGACTACGCCCCCTGGATAGGTGACAAGCCGGATGCGGTTGTTATTCTTGTCAGCCACAACGAGATTCCCGTTTGAAAGCACGGCTACCCCAGTCGGGTAGTTGAAGCTGGCGGCCGCGCCCGTGCCGTCGGCGAATGCTCTCGCGTTACCCGCAATAGTCGTGACTACGCCCCCTGGATAGGTGACAAGCCGGATGCGGTTATTGTACTGGTCGGCCACAACGATCACGCCACTCGAGGGGATCACGGCGACTCCAAAGGGACCATAGAAACTCGCGGCTGTGCCTGTGCCGTTGGCAAATGTACCAGTGGCGTTGCCTGCGAGTGTAGTGACAACGCCATCTGGCGTCACAAGCCGGATGCGGTTGTTGTTCGTGTCAGCCACGACGATGTTCCCGTCTGAAAGCACGGCGACTCCTGCAGGGCCGAAAAAGCTCGCGGCTGCGCCTGTGCCGTTGGAAAAGTTGCCGCTCCCGCCGCCCGCGAGCGTAGTCACAACTCCTCCCGGATAGGTGACAAGCCGGATGCGCGAGTTGTCTGAGTCAGCCACGACGAGATTCCCATTTGAAAGCACGGCGAGCGCCTTTGGATGATAAAATTTTGCAAGTACACCGGTCTCATCGAGAAAGTGTGAATTCCCTCCTGCAATTGTCGTGACTACACCTCCTCCGGGATAGGCGACGAACCGGATACAGTTGTTGCCATTGTCAGCCACGACGACGTTCCCATCTGAAAGAACGCCAACTGACCCCGGGCTGTTAAAAGTCGATGTCGTGCCTGTGCCGTTGGCAAATGGAAAGGAGCTGCCACTACCCGCGAGCGTAGTCACGGCTCCACCGGGGTATGTAATCTGACGAATGCGGTTGTTGTTTGCGTCGGCCACGATGATTACGTTGCTCGAGGGGATTACGGCGACTCCGTTTGGGAAATAAAAGCTCGCGGCCGCGCCCGTGCCGTTAGCGAAGGTGGCGCTGCTGTTGCCCGCAAGCGTCGTGACTACACCCCCTGGGTATGTAACGAGCCGGATGCGGTGGTTGGATCTATCGGCCACGACGATCACGTTGCTTGAGGGGACCACATCGATCCCCCATGGACCATAGAAACTCGCGGCTGCGCCCGTGCCATCGGCGAATGTACCCGTCCCGCTACCTGCGAGCGTGCTGACGACGCCCGAGGTGGGGTCTACGAGCCTGATGCGATGGTTGAGCGAGTCAGCCACGGCGATGTTCCCGTCTGAAAGCACGGCGACTCCCCATGGGCCGTTGAAGCTCGCGGCCGCGCCCGTGCCGTCGGCAAAGGCGGCAGTGCCGCTGCCCGCCAGCGTTGTGACTACACCCCCTGGGTATGTGACGAGCCGGATGCGGTTGTTATTCTTGTCAGCCACAACGAGATTCCCGTTTGAAAGCACGGCAACTCCTATAGGACCGGAGAAGCTCGCGGCTGCGCCTGTGCCATCATTTGAACCTGCGGTACCACTACCCGCGAGCGTAGTCACAACTCCTCCTGGATAGGTTACGAGTCGGATACAGTTGTTTAAGTAGTCAGCCACAACAATAACGCCGCTCGAGGGAATCACAGCGACTCCATACGGGGCACTGAATATCGCGAAAGCGCCTGTGCCATCAACTAAAGTAGAGTCATCATTTCCCGCAAGGGTTGTCACGGTGAGCAGAGCAACAACTGCCTTTGTCACGGCAGCCACGACAGCGATAATTGATGGAATTATCAGCGTGCTGGTGCGAGGTGACGCCCGAATAGCGACGACGGATGCCTTGGCAACTGCGCCTAAGCTCGCAATCACCACGCCACCGCCAGCTGATTTGGAGACCTTACCACCACCGCCGGCGGGAACGTATTGCGCAGACGCTTTGACGAAGGATGTGAAATCGGATCCTGACGGGCGGAGGACAGGCATTTGTGATTTAGGCAGAGAAAAGACTAAGAACACAATGCGGTTCGTTCTTGTCAGCACACACGTAGATCAAACGACGGGGTACTCCAAGGTCGTCTTCAATCTTCTCAAGCAGCTTGGAAAGCTAGCTCCGGCAGTCAAGACCTATCATTTTGGGTTTCAGCGCCACCCGTCTCGTGGAAACATTCGCACGGTGCCGTCGGGTATCATCGCCTACGACGCAGCGGCCAACGAGGATCCGAAGGAGGAGGGCTTTGGCTTCAACAAGATCCACGAGTATCTGGAGATGGTCAACCCTGATGTAGTGATGATCTACAATGATCCACTGATTATCCACCGATTCGTGGAGGCCATGAAGTACAAGAAGGAGACGTCGCCGTACAAGCTGTGGGTCTACGTAGATCAGGTGTACGAGGGCATTGCTCCTCAGCTGGCCGATACGATTCGCACGAATGCCCATCGTGTCTATTGCTTTACGCAGTATTGGACGGACGTCTTCAAGACGTATGGCGAGTTTCCCGATGTCCGCACACTGGAGAATGCGGTGGATACGACACTGTTTTCCAAGCTTCCCGATGGAGTTCGAACCACCATTCGGGCGACCATGGGCCTGCCGTTCAATGCAATTCTCATGGTGAATGCAAATCGCAACAGCCAGCGGAAGCGTCACGATCTTGCTGTCATGGGATTTGTGGAGCTGCTTGCTCGTGATCCCACGAAGCCCTACTACTTCATGATTGTCACGGGTCTCAACGCGCAGCAGGGGGCCTATTACGACATTAGCCGGATCTTCACGACAGAACTCCAGCGTCGTGGCCTCAACCCCGAGGACTTTGCCAAGCGGTTGATGCTGGTGGATACCTCAGCAAAGGCCGTGCCCGACTCGACCATTAACGAGATTTACAATGCGGCGGACATTGGCGTGAACACCTCCGATGGAGAGGGATTCGGGCTTTGTCAGATTGAGCACCTCTACACAGGTGCGCCGCAGATTGTGACGGACATTGGAACGTACCGCTCCTTCATGGATGAGACGGTGTGTGGGTTCGTCAAGCCCGGAGACCGCATCTATTATTCGGGCACCATGCCGCTTGGACTGTGGGCTCCGAGCTTCAGCTACAAGGACCTTGCGGATGAGATGGAACGCATGATCGCCGCCCTTCCTCAGTTCAAGAAGGCCGCGGCGGCCTACACCTTCAAGACGTGGAACGAGGTGTGTGCGTCTTGGCTGGAGGATGTGAAGAACGAGGCCTGACGAGTGTGTCAGAGCAGAAACCGGATTGAAGTTGGTGACATCATGACGCCCATTCGCAGCAGACGCTGATGGTCGTCCCACGCCGGACCATCAAACACTTCCTTTGTGTTTGGATCAATGATGAGCGAGATGCCCTTGATCAGCACCTTTTGCAGACGACGGTGCTTCTTGGATGTGTTGCGCAGAACAGTGGCATCCAAATCTTCACTCTTGATGTTCGGTTTGAACGCCAAGTCCTCTCCGGTTGTGGTGGTGTCAAATCGCATGCAAGACACCTGCGGACGTTCGCGGGAATGAAGCTTTCGGTGAATCTCGCAATCCACCGCTGACTCTTTCAGGAGCAGAGACATTCGCTGGCCAATACGCTCCTTTTCATATGCCGTTTCATACAGGTATTCATCGGTGGACATGAATGTCTCCACAGGGTCGCCCTCATAGCGCTTTGTGACCATATCGTTACGACGAATGGCCACAATGTTCGGGTATTCTGCGGATTTCATCTGGTCCTCCGTAAAGACTGAAATGTAAAAACTGACCTTGACGGTGCGCTCCTCCATCGGAAGCGTCGCGTGAGAGCAAATACGAATTGCACGACCAATGACCTGATCGTGACGAGCAGGGGTCCAGTGTGGTTCCATAATGTGAACATGGCGGACATTGGTGAGCGTAATGCCTTCAGCGCCCGACGCCGAGGCCATCAGAATGTTCAGAATCTTCTTGCCACGCTTTTCCACGCTTTCCTTGAGAGAGGGTGGAAAGTTCTTGGAATAGACGCCGTTGAAGATCTGACGGGTCAGATCACGCTCTTCCTCCTTTTCTTCACCCGTGTAGAAAGTGTAGGCTGGACGGTCATCCATTTCAGGATCTTCTACCCACTGATTTGCAGAGTGAGACAGCTTGTATCTCTGCCACCCCGCGTGTTCAAGAACCGCCGACAAGACGCCCAATCCTTCCAACGAGCGATACTGAGAATAGACAAACTGGTTTCCGTCCTTGGACTTCTTTATGTTTTGTAGAATTCGGAGCATCTTGGGGCTGAAGACCTCCAACCCCTTTTCAGAGAGATACCGAGCAGGTTCCGCCAAGAGCTTCTTTCGGATTTCGTCACCCGATACCTTTTGCGGCTTGTCTTCTGCAGCTCCTTCCTCTACCTCGGGCTTCTTCATGTCAAGAGGAAGCGCATAGTCGCAGACCAGGCGTGTTGGAACTCGGAATGTGCTGAGGTTCTCATTCAGCTTGTTTCGGCCTCGGCGAGAATCAATCTTCATTTCAATCCAACGGGCTTCAAGGTAGCGCGTGAACTGTTCTTTGGACATTTGAACCTTCTCCAGTGTATCCTCAAGTTCAATGCGTTTCGGAAGAAGGCGCTCGTCGGCACCCTTGAAATACGAAACCAGTCCCTGGATACGACGGCGAAATAGCATGGGGTTCTTCACATTCAGTCCATCAATAAACAAGTTTGCAAACTCTTCATAGTCTGTGGGCAAACACTGAAACTCTTCGGTTGTCACGCGCTCCGTGGCAATCTCACCACCACCCACCTCAGTTTCAATCTTGGTCTTTACCGATGCAACCCAGTCTGCTGCCTGAGGAATGTACGGCATGTCCTTCATGTACTGAACCGCAATGCGATCACCCTCTCCATTATATGTGGACCGAAACTGGGGCGGGTTACGTGTGACCATCACTTGCTTTTTCAGCGTATTGAACTCAATCGTATCTGTCTCGGGAAGACTACGAAACGCCTTTGTAATCTTCTCTTCGTCCCACGTAGGAATGGTCTTGAAGGGAATGGTGATTCGCTCAATCGGTCCACGCAAGAGGTTCATCATGAAGGCGATTTCATTCGGCGAGTTAATGATTGGAGTTCCGGAGAGCAACACAATCTTGCAACGCTGAGCACGGTAGATGGACTCATACAGCTTTCCAGTGATCTCAGACTCGTTAATGACACGAGAGATCAAGTTGTGGGCTTCATCAATAATGACCACTGAATCGTCATACATTCCTTCCTTGGTGTACTCGGCAATGCTCGTTCGTGTGAGTCCGTTGTAGCGAACAAAATTGAAACGTTGATTGAGAACGTCCTTGATCTGCTCACGAATCGCCGCCTTGTCCTGAGTAGACAGCCCCTCAAAATTCGGCTGCTGGCTTGACGTTGTGACAAAAATACGATTGTGCTTGTCCATGAATGTCTCGGAAATGCCTAGACGTTTTCCGATCGTGCGCACCTCGTCTGACATTTGCCGCACCGTCCAATGGTTCTCTACGGCATAGATGGGGTCGCCGCACTTCTGCAGTTCCTCACGAAAGTTGGCTTCCAGGGATGCTGGAACCATGACATAGACCTTACTGGTAGAAAGCAGCGACTCCGCCACGGCAATAGAGGAGCACGTCTTGCCCGATCCCAGTCCGTGATACACCAACAGGCCCCGATACGGCGTCTCAATCTTCAGGTAGTCCCGAATAATCTTTTGATAGGGAAAAAGCTCACGACCCGTGCCCGTTCGTTTGGCGCATAGGTCAATGTTCTTATCCTCTTCGTCCAACGGATCTACGTCCTTTGCCCGGTAGTCCGACTTAATGAACTGCCGTGTGATGGCGTCTGAGAACGCCCTCCTGTTTGGTAACACGTATTCGCCCATTGTGTTTGGTGTGGAACTTTTTAGACACGTATTTACAAATGCCTGGCGGTCCGCTTGACATAACTCCGAGTGATAAGGCGGATGCACTCAAAGTGGCCGATCGCATGAGCAAGTATGCAGCAAATATGCCGGAAGGCGAAACACGAGACACAATAACTCAAACTGCAATGACAGTCAGACGTTGGGCTAATAAGCAGTCTCTTCTCGGTGGGCGTCGTCGCCTGCGCAAAACTCGTCGCAGCACTAAGTAATGGATATAGCCCGACGTAATCATCGTATGTGGATGGTGACAACATATCTGTTTCTGATGGCAGGGTTCCTGTACCTGAAACCGTCCGTCGCCTTTGGGCGTGAAGGACGGATTCGCCCGTTTGGGGCAACCGATCGGGAGGCCACTGTATTTCCCTTGTGGTGGTGGGTCTTTGTGATTAGTGTGGCTGCATACTCAATTACGGTCTACCTCGCAGGGTTCCGCTTCACGTCTTAGCCAGTTTCAAAGGTCGTCACGATGCTTCGTAATTCATTAATCATTGCGCCTCTCTGAACATGATGAGGACGGACAAGAGATGTGCATTCGTCAAACGTCTTCCATGCAATACCCGAGATCTCTCGGCGTTGCATTGGAGTAAAGCGCTGCGTCAAGTCAATCATGTTCGAGTGTTGGGCCAATGCAACAAAGTAAATGTGGCGATACGTAATGCCGTTAAGTCCTTCAAACGTTTCTTCAAGGCGGATGTTCTTGAGAACAAGGTAGGCTTCACGGGGAACGTTCGTCTCTTCACCAAATTCACGAATCGCGCAATCTACGTCACTTTCTCCCCGAATTCTGCGCCCCTTTGGAAATCCCCATTCAGGCTCCTCGTAGATCGAAGGATGCTTGCTCACCAGCGCAGCCCAGTCCAACTGCTCAAACCGTTCTTTGGACGTGGCCAGCTCACCGTTTCCGTGATCATCGCCCCACAAGCTTTTCCAGATGGTTTCAATGGGCGTATCGCTAATGAGGCGCTGCTCAGAGACCGTCATGTTTCCAATCAGGCGCCCAACATAGTCCAAGTCCGTAGGATCATACTTTCCCCGCATAAATTCCGCAAAACTCATGCTGTCTTTCCTCCGTATCATCAGCAACCGAGAGGTCGACGGATCAATCGGAAGGGAGGAACTATCTGCAAGAATAAGCCCACACGATAAGACCGGATCTCTACACGCCCGAAAGAGATGGCCTCGGGTTCCACAGTTGTTACAATACATTACTTGTTGTGATCTTGCGGGTAGATCTATTCGTTTTTCCATTGTGTCTTACTACAACTTCCTTTGTAAGTGATACATAAATGGGATCCTCTGCTTCACAGCCTGTCCCAGGTGCTGCCCCCACAGGCTTCAACGCCGCAAGCGTGGTCATGAAAGTTCTCATATCGCTTGTTGGTCTTGTCATTCTCCTTCTCGCCGCACTGTTTATCTACAATGCAGTTGCAATGTCCACGGGAAAACCGGGAACATCTATACTGGGATCACCCACGGTTCCTGATCAAGCGCCCCTTCCATTAGACGGAAAAACAAAGAAAGTGATTGCTGCTGCCAATGCACCCATTACCCAGGGCGCAGACAACAGCGTTCAATTTTGGATGTACATCAAGGACTGGGATTATCAGTTTGGTGAGAAGAAGAGCGTCCTCTATCGCCAGGACACAACGAACACGACCTACCGAAACCCCGATATTTCTCTCCATCCGACCGACAATAGCCTGGACGTTACTGTCTCGCTGTTCCCGACAGATGCAAGCGATACATCGTCAACAGGTGACAGCTACACTTGCACGGTAGAGAACGTTCCTCTTCAAACGTGGTTCTCTGTGTCGGTTGCTGTGTTCCAGCGCAACTTGGATGTCTACATCAATGGCAAGCTTGTCAAGTCCTGCGTCCTTCCGGGCGTGCCCCGTCCGGCGGCCGGAGACATTATTATCGGTGACGCGCTCGGGTTTTCGGGATCTGTATGCAACGTGCATGCCTATCCCAACATGATTACTCCGTCGGACGCATCGGCCTTCTTCTCGGCTGGAACCAACTGTTCGTCGTTTGCGCAGCCCGGATCAACAAATACCGCAACAAACGGGTCCTCAATGACACTCTTTGGATACACCTTCACGTTTGCTGTGAAGGATAGTTCGGGCAAGGTTGTTCAAAGTTCGTCTTTCTAATGTGTAATGCGGATCTTACTCAAATGCCCAACTCGTTCTCGTCCAACTCAATTTTTAGCCGTTCTTCAGAAATATGTTGAGCTCGCCAACCGTCCAGATCTGTTAGGAGTGTGCGTATCCTGCGACACCGACGATGCAACCATGACACCGGCAGACATTCAATACGCAATCAAAAACATCACTCATACGACTGCCTGGGCCGAGATCTACTACGGACACAGCAAGACAAAGATTGAGGCTGTGAATGCAGATATGGACTCCGTTTCGTGGCCGTGGGACATTATCGTTGTCGTGTCAGATGATATGCGCCCGCAGATCAAGGGGTACGATGATGTTCTTCGCTCGCATATGATGGCGAACTTTCCGGATACCGACGGAATTCTATGGGTCAATGACGGTGCACAGGGCTTGTCACTCAACACAATTTCAATCCTAGGACGCGCATTCTATACAAGTCTCGGATATATCTACCATCCTTCGTACAAGAGCCTGTTTTGTGACACAGAGTTTACAGACCTTTGCACGAAGTCCTTGGCATCCAAGTGCGTATACATTCCTTATGTGTTGATTCGCCACGAACACCCCGGAACTGGGTTTCCTGAGCGAATGGATGCTCTCTATGCTCGAAACAATACGTATTGGGCCCAAGACATGCACATGTACATTTCACGAAAGACCTACGAGTTTGATTGGAGCATTTTGATTGCTACCATTCCGGGACGTGAAGGCCGCTTGCAGAGCCTCATTCGTAGCATTCACGAGCGACGCCGGGCAATTTGTCCCGACCTTCGCATTGAGATTTGTCTGTCTTTTGACAATCGTGAAAAGTCAATTGGCGCAAAACGGCAAGAGCTACTCACGAAAGCAAAGGGAAAGTACATGTCTTTTATAGACGACGACGATGAGCCGACACAGGCGTATTTTGAGGATGCTCTTCAAACAATCCGGGGAGCCTACCATTGCTGTCGGCTTCGTGGGCAGATGAACGAGTATACATTCACACACAGCATCGCAAATACTTTGGACATGCCCATGTGCGTCGGAGACGTCTTTATGCGGCCGCCAAACCACCTGAACGTACTCTTGACAGATATTGGAAGAATGGCATCGTTCAAAGACCTTGTACACGGTGAAGATTTTGACTGGGCCCTTCAGCTGGCCCAATTTGGCTACCTGCAAACAGAGTACCGATCAGACGAAAGCCGCATACACTATCTCTACAACTTGGGAACACGAACAGTCAATCCTTCAACCGCGGCATCGCAGAGGGCAATGAAGTACACCGACCTATTGAAAGCAGTGCGATCCGAACCCACTGTGCCCATCAAGGCGTCTTCGGCAGGTGGGCTTCGTCTTAGTGCAAGAGGCTTTGTTTCTAAGTAGTAGGTAATGGGTACTGTTGAGATTTTGGGGGCTCTTGTTGTCGTCGTCGTTATTGCGGTCATTGTATGGCAAGTCGTGTCAACCAAGCAAAAGAAATCGGACATGGTTGACATTATTCCCGGATCGATCTCAGGGAAGCAGGTGAAGTCTGTATCTGTTTCACTTGATCGATCATTCAACCAACCGCAGGGTGCCACCTTCTCGTATACTGGATGGATTCTCGTGAACGATTTCACGCATAACTATGGCAAGAAGCGGACCATCTTCACGAAGGATGATTGCCCGGGTCTGTATCTGGACACAACGTCCAACTCGCTCTTGGTCGCCGTCAATACGTATGCGGATATTGCTGAGACGGTGTTGATTGACAATATTCCTGCAGACAAGTGGGTGCATTTTGCCATCATTGTAGATCAGGATGCAATGGACGTCTACATCAATGGTATTATTCGTCAGCATCACTCCTTCTCGCAGCTCCCCAAACAGAACGATGCGTCTGTCACGGCGGGCGGGCGTTCTGAGGCCGGATGGGATGGTGTTCTTGCGACCCTTCAATATACTCCGCGTTCCTTGTCAGCAGGCGAAGTGGCTGCTCTGACAGCGAACGTTCCAAAAGACGATCTGCGCGGAAAACCGTCGGGACCCCAATACTTTGATTTGACATGGTACACGGGGCGAACTTAATTCTTGGCTCACTATAATGAGCGCCGGTGGTCAAAATAGTTCAACTCTTTCGGGTATTCAGGGAATGCGTCTTCGCGAAACGTCGGATGTGGTTGCACAGATTCGTCTGCGTCAACTCTATCAGGCATTCAACCCCACAACCGCAAATGCAATCCGTCCTCGTATTCCGAACGGAAATGACAATTACCTTCAGTATCTTCGGGGTCTTAAGGAGGTGTCCTCCTGCACTGCCTGCGCCGGACTTACCTACACTGGAAATGGTCTGATCCTTACGTATCGGAACGGGAACTTTCCTCCGGTTTAAGGTCCTTGAGTTTTGCAATTGCGCTCTTGGCTTTTCTCTTAGACGCTGGATCACTGGGATCATATGTGAAGAAGTATTCCAGGTAGGCGGCGGACGTCTTATCCTTTCCGAGATCCGAGTACATCTTTGCTTTGTTCCGCTTCATATCCGTCAATGTCTCTTGTTCCCCAATACATTCCTTGGGGGTCAAGATGTCAAAGCGCCGAGCAGGTTTCTTGTTTGCGAGGTCCACAAGTCGCTGGGCAATGCAAAGAACGCTGGCAATATTAGACTCCTCTGCACCCGAATACATGTATGCAAAGAAGAACTGAAGTGTGGTTGGAATGCTGGCCACACGAACACCATTCTTCATCTCGTGGAAACTGTGGCATGCAGTTGTCTCGTAAAACCGAAACAGTGATTTCGTACCATCCGCATTCATGACCATGGTGCGCCGAGGAAGAATATCGTTTTCTTCGTGGACGACAACCTTCTCTCCTTTTGTCAGCTGTTCAATGGTCTCACGCTCGGCCAACAGTCCGATCGGAGTTGTCCACTTTTGACCAAGGTGAATTTCCGCTGCACTCACGCTAAGCAGAACAACGGGCTCATTCTGTAACATTTTGATGACACCCCTCTGTTGCTCGGCGGTGAGATGGTCGTGCGACGCTCCTTCTTCCTTTTTGCACGTCACCGGATGAGCGGCATTCAAAAGCTGGAGGCGTTTGTAGACCTTCTCCCAACGCGACACGTCTCCACGAGGACGGCTTAATTCAAGGTACATGGACATACGCAGAAAGTTCGGAGGTACATAGTGAATGCCGTTACGAACCTCTGCCTGTTTCCACAGCCGGTCAAAGACCTCCGGCGTCAAGCTGGTAATGTCGGCGACACCCGTGTAATCCGCAAACACCTTGAAAGTTCCAAGGTGAGCACCCGACTTGACTTCAACCTCCTTGATTCCGCGCGCCTTGAGCTGATTGGCAATGATGACTGAATGGGCTTGAGGCGTCTTGCTAAAGAAGTCATAGTCCGGAACTTCCTTTTCAGGATCATAAAATCTGTCCTTCTTGGGCAGAAGGTTATTGATTGCCGTACCGCCGTAGCAAAGGACGGGGTGTTTCTTCAGGAATGCTTCTACGACACTCAAGCTCGTCTTGATCGCCGGGTCGGCGGCGGCGGCGCGGTTGTTTTCATCCTCAAGATCCTCAATAATCTTGGTGAGGTCCTCCATTAAAAATGGATAGGAGTTTGTTTTTATCTCTAGAAGCAGCAAGAATGCCACCCAGACAGTACAATCTTCGTAACCGCAAGGTGCCCGTCGTATGGGTGGACGACGACACACTCAAGACCAAGGAAGAGGAGGATGACTCCGACGACTCCGACTATGAGGAGAGTGAAGAGGACGAGGAGAGTGAAGAGGAGGAAGAGGAAGAAGAGGAGGAGGAAGAGGAGGAAGAGTCCACTCTCAAGCTCCCCAAGGGTGCCAAGGTGTCGGTCAAGCTTCACATTCATCAGTTTGCAGGTGGCAAGGGAGGGCGTATTGACATTGATCAGGAGAGTGAGGAGGAGTCTGAGGAAGAGGAGGAGGACGAGTTCATTGCCCACATCATGGACAAGTACGTTCGCCCCACAAAGGGTATGGTTCCCAGTCGCAAGTCCCGCAAGGAGCGGGAAGATCCGGATGTCCCGGCTCTTTCTCTGAATGAGGAGGAAGAGGAGTACTTTGAGGATCTGTCCAAGTCCAAGCGCCGGCGCCTGAATGAGCAGATGAAGGGCCTTGCCAAGCTCGTGTCCGACGGCGAGGTTCCCTACAAGTTCCGTGTGCTTGGGCTTCCGATTCCGGATGCACTCAAGGCGTCGGTCATTCGCAAGATTGACGTGCTGAACGAGATGGACTCGGATGGCGGAGAAGTTCACAAGCTCAAGACATGGGTGGATGGGTTTTTGCGGATCCCCTTTGGGACCGTAGTTCCGCTGCCGGTCAAGTTTGCTGAAGATCGGGCCAGCTGCTCCAAGTTTCTTGCGGACACGCAAGTCACCATGGACAAGGCGGTCTACGGAATGAATGCCGCAAAGGCGCAGATCATGCAGATTGTTGCTCAGTGGATCGCCAATCCGTCGTCGGTTGGCAACGTGATTGCGCTGAAGGGGCCGATGGGAGTAGGCAAAACCTCGTTCGCCCGTCACGGTGTTGCGGAGGTGCTGAAGCGGCCCTTTGAGTTCTTCTCGCTGGGTGGTGCATCGGACTCGGCGAACTTTGTGGGTCACTCCTACACCTACGAAGGTGCGACCTGGGGCCGCATTGCCGATGCGATCATGTCGGCTCGGTGTATGAATCCGGTGATCTACTTTGATGAGCTGGACAAGGTCTCCACGACGGCACACGGCGAAGAGATCATTTCCATGCTGATTCATTTGACAGACCGGTCGCAGAACTCGCACTTCCACGACCGCTACTTTGCGGGAGTTGACTTTGATCTGAGCCAGTGTCTGTTTGTGTTTAGCTTCAACGACGAGACGAAGATCCACCCGATTCTGAAGGACCGTATGCAGGTGATCAACTGCGCGGGGTACACGGCCGACGACAAGCGGTCTATCGTGAAGCAGTATGTGTGGCCTCAGGTCCTGGAGCGGATCAATATGAAGGACGATCTGAGCATCACGGACGATGCGATCAAGTTCATGATCTCCGAGTATTCCCACGAGGAAGAGGGTGTTCGTGTTCTGATCCGAGCGGTGGAAACGCTGGTCACCCGCATCAATCTTCTGCGCATTGCAGATGAGAAGACAGCAAAGACCTATCCCTTCTACAAGGCGGTCAAGCTTCCCATGGTCATTACCCCGGAGGATGTCAAGTCTATTCTCGTAGAGCAGAAGCAGATCAACGAGTCGTGGCGTCAGCTCTATGCTTGAACCCAGTCAGAGTCCGCAAGAGTGAACGTTGCGGTGTACGGTGCATCGTCCAGAATGGCAAACATGCACGTCACTGTATTTCCAGTCACCGAAAGATTGATACAGAACTCAATCAGGTCGGAGTAAAAAAGGATAGGCAGAGACATTCGCTTCGGCTGATACGTTTCAGCGTCCATGGCTACAATACAGTGGTAGTAGATCCGAGGGGTCGCTCCAATAACAAAGTGGCAAAGTGCCCACAGTTCATTTTTCACCTTGATCGGCCGGGCGGATCCTCGCAAATGACAAAAGAACCAAGGGGTCTTGTGCGATATAACGATCGGCGCTTTGTTGCCATCAAACCTTCGGACTTCAAGAGGATGCCACCGGTAGATAAACATATTGGTGCCTGAAATTGGCAGCCAGTTCTTTTCGCATCCCGACCCAGTGGGAGACTCCATGACAATGCAGTCTGAATACGACGCTGTATCCGGATGATACCGTCCGCGAATAATAGATAGGCGATCTGAATACTCGGCGGCCGTGGCCAAAAAACAGAGCTCATGTTTGGAGTTAAGATACAGCCGAACATCCTCAAGTCCCTTGATATGCGCCTCTCGCCGAGGAAGGGCAACTGAGCTGTCGTCCATGCGTACAAGTTCATTCGTGAGTGTATTGAGACACGCATTCTGCGTCCGCACTCCATTTGTATCGGAGTAACTCCCGTCTTTCATCGTATACGTGGTGTTCGTGTGATTGAGATTGTAATTCACGTAGCGGATGTTCTGATAGTCTCCGCACGTGGAGATTGCCGAGGGGTGAAAATTTGGGCCAAACAGATGGCGATGAATGGCTATGGGCTTGGCTTCGCAATCCACCGGCTCAATGTAAAACTTCAGATTGTCATAGACGTTGTCGGGAAACGGCTTGTCGGTCATCAGATACTTCACGCAGTCACGAAGAGCATCCTTTTTGGCGTAGAGTGTATAGAACCGGCAGATCGTTTCCTCGTAGTCAAACAGCCCGCGGTAGACATCCTTTTCAATGAAAAGCGCATCGGCAGGAAAGGGAATTCTCTTGCCCATGGAAATGTAGTGCATTGCTCGGTAGTGCTCACCCTTGACACGGAAGTACTTTGCCAAACAATAGATCGCCTCCGCTCGACCCGGATAGAATGCATATGCTTTCTGAACCCAAGCCTCAAACTGAACGGGGTCCTTGAGAATTTCATACGTCTTTGCGATCATGTAGTGCGAGTACCACACTTCTTCATACCAGCCGCCTGCATCGATACGACGCTGGTAGCACTCAATCGCCTTGGTCCAATTTTGCATTGAGTGATGCGTCTGAGCAATGTAGAACATATAGCGGACGTTGGTAGGATCGTCTTCCAGTCCTTTTTCTAACAATGCAAGGTCGCGGGTAAACTTATCCGCCTTGCATCCGCCGTCGTTCTGATCATCAATGTAACACACGCTCTTGGGAATGGCCGTACACTCTCCATCCCAGTATTCATGCGTCACGCCCTTGCAAACCCAGGGGTAATCCATTCGGATCAGACGAGTGTTCGGATACTCAAGGTCTCCAGCAGACTGCACAAACGTGTACCCTACTCCACCGAGCGGCTGCTGTCGCAACGTTCCAGGAACAAACACCATGTCGGCATCCAGCAGAAGTCCATACGTATCCTTGAGGTCCATCTCTGCAGCAACGCAGAAATCACGAGCAATCGTGAAGGTCAGACTGCGAGTGTATCCAAAGTTCGTCCATTCAGTTGTTCCAAGACAGCCCTTGTGGGTCTCCAAAAATTCACGGGCAATCTCAACCGTCTTGTCAGTGGACCCCGTATCGTGAATGACGAATGCATCCACCACGCCCTCCACTGCTTCCAAGCATCTCCTAAGGATTTTCTCCTCATTCTTCACCATCAGAAGAAGTACAATCTTCGGCATTCTGCGTCCGTATTGACATTCCTCTCTTCGCTCTGTCTAAGTAAATGACCACCGACTTTGTCAAGCAGTCTCTCCGCGAGAATTTGAGCCGCGTTCTCGTTCCTCACGTTGCGGATGGTCTGTGGAGCATCTACGACAATGCCAAGACCGCCTGCATTCGCAACAAGCAGCCGAGCGAAACGCTGAAGACCTTTCAGAACCTTCTTACTCGCGTTCCCATGTGGTCAGAGGAGGTGCTGGCAACTGAGGTCTCGCGCATTGAGAAGGTGTCCAAGTGCGAATACATGGACGATCTTCTGCTAGGTGTGTTTGTCAGCTATATTCGTGCGTTTGCCACTCTGCAGCAGTCAGAGGATACGCACATCAATGTTAACTTTGAGCGCCCATCTCTGTCAAACTTTATTTTTACGCTCTACAAGTCAGCCGCCCGAAAGAGCTGGTCCAATGCGTATCTCTTCAAGACGCTTGAGGTGTCTTCTGAGCAGCAGTCTCGCAACCGTCGTGACATTGAGGCCATGCTTGGCGGAGCACTGGACGAGGTGATTGATAGCTTTATTCCCTGGAAGGAGATCAGCAAGGCGTACTTTCAGAGCCGGTCTGCGACTCCTGCTCCGGTTGCGGCACCGGCGGCACCGGCACCGGCGGCACCGGCACCTGCCCCCGCACCGGCTCCGGCTCCGGCTGAGGCACCGGCCAAGCCCACGTTGACGTTCGGAGACTCCGAGACGGTTGAGTTTGAGACTGACAATGAGGAGGATGAGGAGGAGCGCCCTCGTCTTGAGCTGGGAGAGGACGTGGCTCTTGATCTGTCGGAGGATGAAGAGCCTGCCGCCAAGCCTACAGGCGTTGTCAACCTGAACCTTTAAGTGCGGCGCCGCGTCTAACTACCTCTAAACCAATCCACAAGGAAAAGCAAATGCCGGACTATCAAATGCTCGCTATGGTTGTCGGCGCAGTCATGATCGTAGCTGCTCTGTTGTACGTGCTTGATCGCCGTGCAAAGACGCAGCCCGTTGATTACACGGACCTGGGGAAGATCGCCGTTGGCTCGGGTGTCCTCGCATCCGGCGTTGTGTATTCTCTGGGAACCGAGACAGTTGCTGATGCTGCCGAGACAGTGGCCACGACTGCTCAGGATATGTTTGTAGGGAAGCCGGAGTTTTAAGCCCACTTGATCTCAATATACCTGGTAAACCATCGCCCCACAATCCTACACTCGGGGAACGCCTTGGCTAATCGCTGTTTGACAATTGACATGGACATTGTTGGCGGGACCTCCACAATGTGCGATGACTCACCAAATCGGGCTGCGCGCTCTGCATTGATCACGGTAACATCAATGAGGTTATCAATTGAGCATAACTCACGAAGTTCGGTTGCTGTCGGCATTCTTTTCATAGGGTTAGATAATCGTAAATGAGCTGTCCCTATGCAAACATTCTCGGAGTTCCCGGTCAAGGTGTGCATGCAGCGAGAATTTTTGGATTCTCGTGGAATGACACGTGGATGACCGTTGCAGGGGGTTTGATTACATCCTTTCTTTTCAACATTACGTGGTGGAAGTCTATTCTCGCCTGGTTTGTTGTGGGCGAAGTTCTCCACGTACTCTTCGGCGTGAACACGACCTTCACCAAGTCACTAGGCATCAATAACCAGTGCGTCTCGTAGTTGAGATGCCGAAAGGGTTACACGGTACTGCGTCATGCGGCCAATCTCCTTCTTGGGCACCGCTGAGTCCCCACAGTACCTCACAATCGCCTTGTACAGATCAAATCCGTGGTAGCGATCATGATTGTCCATCTTCTTACGAAACATCACCGATGATCCATCCGACTGTTTCATCCACTGCAAAAAGATGCTAAACAACGGATGTGTGTATTCATGCTTCGGTCCCTTGGGAAACATATCCCAAAAGACTGACGTAGCAAAGCGAACCAGGTCAAACGACGACGATGCAGAAATATGCGGGCGTTTGTTGTTGTAAAAGGGTTCCATGTTGTACTGCCCACCCGCTTCCTCATCCTCTTGAAACTGACTGCTCATGAACATCTTGGGCTCCTTCAGTCCAGTCAGACGCAGACTGACAATCGCCCGATCAAAGTCAATGATCTTCATCAAGTATCCAAAGGTCGGAACATTGTACGTGACTCCAGCGTGAATATATACGCAATGCGTCCGATCTGTCTTGACATACATGATATTGTTGCCGTGAAGGTCATTGTGCGTGAATCCATACGTCCTCTGAGCATAGGCGAGAGCAAAGACCACCTGTGACACCCACGCGGCATGCTTTTCAGGTTCAGGGTGTTCCTTGACAAGATTGTAAAATGTTCCCTCGCAAACTTCCATAACCGTTGTCACCACCGGCACATCCGTGAATGTTGCCCAAGCAAACGGTTCGGGTTCTTCATCTTCGCCCTCGTCGTCGTTTGTTCCCTCCGAGCAGTCGCACGATTCAATATCGTAGACATCATCGTCGTCTGTCTCTTCCTCGTCCATCTCCGGTGGCTCAGAGGACGCAATGTCGTAAGCCTCTACTTCTTGCTCGTCCGGTGCACTCACATGGTCGGCATCTACATCCTCCACATCGCCCAGGTCGATCTCCTCGGCTGCATCAACGGCGATACGGGCCCTGCGCGTATGACTAAACTCTGCGTCATGACCCGCTGTCCGAAGCTTCAGTTCAAACGTCTTGCCGATACGATCGGCAAACCAGCTCTTCTCCGTGAGCTCTTCGTAATCGTCCGAAATGTCAACCGTGTGAGAACTGGCTACACCAACGTATACGCCATAGACAGTCGGAAAGTGAAGGCACTCGGATTCAGACAGAGCGATGGATGCAATGGCTCCAACATAGGCAGCTGTGTGAGGGCTTTGCATGGTTGCGTGCATATCATCCGCTACATTGGCACGCTTCGGAACACCAAACGATCCGTAGTCACCGCGCATCGTCTTGAAGGGCGACAGGATCATCGTCGTCTTGCGATGAACAGGAATGGTCTTGCCGGCAACCTTGACGTGAGTTGCGTCTACAATTGAATCAATCGGCTGGTCCAGCTTGACTCCGTAGTCGTGCAGGCCAGCTACATTCTCTGTCTTGAAGAGCTTTTCAAGGCAAGGAAAAAAGGGCTGTATTGTCTTCATAGACCAGTGCGTTCCGTCCAGCCTCGGTACACGGTGAATCTTCATATTCACGGACGTCGTTCTCAAGTCCTTTCCCATTATGAAGTGTCTCGGTGATGAATGTCAAAAAATAAACGACGGTGAGAACAAGATGAATTTTCAACTCCGGAAGTTCAATATGGACATGATCAAAGACCGATGTGGAATGGATTCGCGCAAAAGTCCTATGATTGTCATTATCGGTAAGAAAGACACGGGCAAATCGTTCTTGGCTCGTGACTTGATGTTCAATGTTCAAGACTGCTTCCCTGCAGGGATGGTGATCTCGCCCACGGAAGTCGTGAATGAGTACTTTCAAGCCTTTGTTCCGTCCAAGCTCATTCATGACAAGTATGAACCCGTTAAGGTCCAAGCGTTTATCAAGCGCCAGTTTGCAGCAAAGCAGCGGTTTCTGAAATCCAAGACATCCGGAGCTCCTTTTGATCCCCGCGCGTTTCTGATTTTGGACGACTGTCTCTATGCAGCCAAGGAGTGGATCAACGAAGAGTCCACTCGGTTTGTTTTCATGAACGGTCGGCATCTTGATATGATGACCATTATTACCATGCAGTACCCGCTCGGCATCACGCCGAACCTGCGTACCAACGTGGATTTTGTCTTCATTCTCCGAGAGAATATCCTAGGGAATCGTCGTAGAATTTACGAGAATTACGCAGGTATGTTTCCTACCTTTGAAATGTTCTGTGACTTCATGGACCAATGCACAGAAAACTACGAGGGACTGGTCATTTGCAACAACGTAGCCTCCAACAAGTTAGAAGATCAAGTCTTTTGGTACAAGGCATCTGAGCATCCGCCGTTCAGACTCTGTGACTCTACCTTGTGGAACGATAACCGCCCATTCCAGTCCGCTATGCTCGCCGCCGACGACTATACGTCCGGCGCTCTGCGGAAGAAGAACGCATCGCCCGCCGTGTGGGTGAAGAAGACAGGTGAGTAGCACCACCTCGGCGACGGCTCAACTCAATCACCCTTTCGTTAGCCTCTCTTTGTGCTGCTTGTACTCTGGTTACATCCTCCGCTGGAGTGTTCCGTGCAGCATATTCTGCGAGTGTTTGGTTAAGAGCGGCTAGTACGGCACGCGCTCCGCGAAGTTGAGCATCCCCTTGGGCATAGTCCGTAAACTCTGCCATATACTCAGCAACTACACGCCTCACCGCCCCTTCCCGAGCCCGCTCGTCATTTATATAACGAAAATCCTTCAACGCGCGATCGTAAACACGCTTCTGCTCATTGGCGTAGTCCATCGCTTCCTCCCTGTCTACTTGGGCGTTTCTTTCCTCATGCCTTTCTCTAAACATATTCGCCATTCTAATTCGTTCCTTCTGAACATCAGGCCGCCGATCTTCCGCTGCTGCACGCGCCTTCTTTGCTTCATCCCGCCGACGTTGTTTGGCATTCGCCTCATCAGCCCTTTCTTTTGCTGCTCTCGCACGACGCTCATTATCCTCCTTTTGCGCCTGTCTCATGTATCTATCCGCTTCCTCGTCCGCCGCCCTCTGCCTTGCTGCCGCCGCTGCCGCCGCCGCCGGTGCCGGAGGTGGCGCCGCTCGTGCCGGAGGTGGCGCCGCTCGTGCTGGTGCCGCAGCCGGTCTAGGTGCCGGAGGTGGCTCATCTGGTACAAAGGCACCTGGGTGGATCCGTTTTTGATAACATTCTGAAAGCCTTTGGAAGTCTTTCGTCGCAGCGTCTTTCCCTGCCTGACTTTCACCTTTAAATTTATCCGGATGAAACTGTCTGCTTGCCTTTAGGTAGAGTTTGCGCACTTTATCGATGGGCTCACGAAGGATCTGATTACACGCGTCATCCACATTAGCAAAATTGTCACCGCCCCGCAGAGTGCGGCGCCTTGGATTCCGCATGCGTCTTGTCATCTCTTGTTTATACGCAAAGGTTTTAGTCGCGGTGGGCACCCTCCGTTGGGTGAACGGGCGCAGATGCGGCTGCAAGTCCGTCCTCTAGTGCCTTCTCAGCTGCATTGGCCTTACGACGACGCTCGTTCTCCTCCTTCTGCGCCTTGATAGACTCCTCACGCTGCTCAGCAAAGAACATCTCCTTGTTCGCCTCGTTCTCCTTGTACTTGCGCATCAGCTCGTTCAGCTCCTTCTCGGCATACTCCACCTCAGGCATCAGGTGCTCCGAGGGATCCCACGGCAGCCAAGCACCGACCTTGCC